CATTGACTTCCGGGGCGTAAAGAGTGATGTATAGTATCGGAAAGGAGTGATTTCATGGCTAAAATCACAAGGGTCGATCAGGCAGTGCCGACCATAAAAACGAAGAAAAAAGTCGCTGCCTATGCCCGCATCTCGATGGAATCGGAACGCATGAACCATTCCCTCTCCGCACAGATCAGCTATTACAGTTCCCTGATACAGAAAAATCCCGACTGGCAGTACGCGGGCGTGTTCGCGGACGATGGGATCAGCGGCACGGGGATAGCCAAGCGCGATGAGTTCAAGCGCATGATCGAAGCCGCCGACAACGGCGAGATCGATATCATCCTCACAAAGTCGATCCAACGGTTCGCAAGGAACACGGTGGACTTGCTGGAAACGGTGCGGCACTTGAAAGACATCGGCGTGGAGGTGCGGTTCGAGAAGGAACACATCAATTCCATGAGCGGTGACGGCGAGTTGATGCTGACCATCCTCGCGTCCTTCGCACAGGAAGAAAGCCGCAGCCTTTCGGAGAACTGTAAATGGGGTATCAGAAAGCGGTTCGAGAAAGGAATACCGAACGGACACTTCCGGGTGTACGGCTACCGCTGGGAGGGCGATGAACTGGTTATCGTGCCGGAGGAAGCGGCGGTCGTGAGAAGGATTTTCCAGAACTTCCTGGACGGCAAGTCGAGACTGGAAACGGAGCGGGAGTTCGCCGCCGAGGGCATCACCACGAGGGACGGATGCCGCTGGGTGGATTCCAACATCAAGGTGGTTCTCACGAACGTGACCTACACGGGCAACCTTCTCCTGCAGAAGGAGTTCATATCCGATCCCATTTCAAAACAGCGGAAAAAGAACAGGGGGCAGCTTCCGCAGTATTATGTGGAGGATACGCATCCCGCGATCATCGACAAAGCGACCTTCGACTATGTACAGGAAGAAATCGCGCGGCGCAAGGAACTGGGGCCGAGGGCGAACAAGAGCCTGAACCTCACCTGCTTTTCGGGAATGCTGAAGTGTCCGCATTGCGGTATAAGCTACGCGCACAACAAGCGGACGGACAGAGGGTTCATGGAGTATTGGGCTTGCGGTTCGAGGAAGAAAAAAGGCGGCAGGTGTCCGGTCGGCGGCAGCATCAACCACGAGAATCTGAAAAAGGCGTGTGCCGAGGTTCTCGGACTGGATGAATTCGATGATGATGTATTTCTTGACAAGGTGGACTTCATCAACGTGCCGGAGCGGTATGTGCTTGAGTTCCATCTGAAGGACGGCACGGTCGTTACGAAGGACTGCCCGAACACGGGACACCAGGATTGCTGGACGGCTGAGTACAGAGCGAAAACCTCCGAGAAACGCAAGAAGAAACCGAACTGCAAAGGCTCTTCCGTCATGACGGGGAAAATCAAGTGCGCCGTCTGCGGATGCAATTTCCGCAGGGCTTCACAGCCGTCAGCCACCTCGGAAAGCGGTAAGGCGTTCTACTGGCGGTGCGCGGAGCGGAACGGCTGCGGTACGGTCGGCTTGCGGGAGGATGTGCTGAAGCCCTTTATAGCGGAGACGCTCGGCATTCCCAAATTTGACGATGCCGAGTTTGAAAAGCGGATAGACCATATCGATGTGCTTTCCGCATCGGAGATGGTTTTCCATTTCAAGGACGGCGGTACGGTCGGACGCACATGGGTGCAGCCGAAACGGGTAGGCAGGCCGTGGACGGATGAGCAGAGAACCAAATTCAAGGAATCCATCAAGGGAGCGTATACGCCTGAAAGGCGGCGGCAGATGAGCGAACACATGAAGCAATTACGGAAGGAGCGTGGGAAAGCATGGCGCAAAGAAAAGTAACGGCGATACCGGCTACCATCAGCCGATATACATCCGCGCCGATCAACAGCACGAAGAAACGCCGCGTTGCCGGATATGCCCGCGTTTCGACCGACCACGAAGACCAGAGCACGAGCTACGAGGCGCAGGTCGATTACTACACCAACTACATCAAGAGCCGGGACGATTGGGAGTTCGTTGCCATATACACGGACGAAGGAATCTCCGCAACGACCACCAAAAAGCGCGAGGGCTTTAAGACGATGATCGCCGATGCCCTTGCCGGGAAAATCGATCTCATCATCACCAAGAGCGTGAGCCGTTTCGCAAGGAACACGGTGGACAGCCTTACCACGGTGCGAAAACTTAAAGACGAGGGCATCGAGATTTATTTTGAGAAGGAAAACATATGGACGCTGGATTCCAAGGGCGAGTTGCTCATCACTATCATGTCGAGTCTTGCCCAGGAAGAGAGCCGTTCCATTTCTGAGAATGTTACCTGGGGACAGCGCAAGCGCATGGCGGACGGCAAGGTCAGCTTTGCTTACAGTCGCTTCCTTGGTCTGGATAAGGATAATGAGACAGGCAAAATTGTAGTTAATCCCGAACAAGCAGAAATCGTGCGTCTGATTTTCCGCCTGTTCCTTGAGGGTATGACGCCACACTCCATAGCCGCGGAACTGACGCGCCGTGGTATTAAGACTCCTACAGGCAAGGATGTGTGGAATCAACAGACGGTGCGCCGGATGCTCTCAAATGAGAAGTATAAAGGAGATGCACTTTTGCAGAAGGAGTTCACGGTAGATTTTCTTGAGAAAAAGATGAAAAAGAATGAAGGAGAAGTTCCTCAGTACTATGTGGAGGGCAACCACGAGGCAATCATCAGTCCTGCGGTGTTCGACATGGTGCAGGCAGAGATTGCAAAACGCACCAAGGGCGGCACTCGGTACAGTGGAGTGAGTATCTTCTCCAACAAAATTAGATGTGCCGACTGCGGCGGCTGGTACGGAGCGAAAACCTGGCATTCCACAGACCGCTACCGCAAAGTCATCTACCGCTGCAACCGCAAATACAATGGTGAGAAGTGTCAGACTCTTCATGTCACTGAGGATGAGGTTAAAACTGCATTCGTTTCAGCATACAATAAACTTGTGACGGAGAAGAAGGAAATCATCGCCAACGCGGAAATCATTCGTAGGACGCTTTGTGGAACCGATACCCTACGAGAAGAAAAAAGCAGGTTGGAGGACGAGATGTCTGTGCTTGTAGAAATGACACAGAACATCGTGGCAGAGAACGCTCGTATTGCGCAGGATCAGGACGAATACCAGAAACGATATAATGGGCTTGTTCAGCGGTATGATGCGGTGAAAGCACGGTACGATGATGTGGTGGCCACCATCTCCGCCAAGGAAGCACAGAGCGAACGGCTGGAAAACTTCATCAAGGTGCTGAAAGCACAAGACGGCACCATCCGGGAATTTGACTGTAGCCTTTGGGGCGGCATGGTTGAGTTCCTTACGGTCGGGAGGAACAAGGAAATAACGGTTACCTTTCGGGACGGAACGGAGATACAGGCATAACAGATACACATACATGAATGGCACTCTACTACGGTGGAGTGCCTTTTTTATTATGTGATTGAATTATTGTAAAATTCATGTTACAATAAATTGCACAATTAGTACAATTTATTTCACAATAGTTAGACGAGGTGAAGTTAATGCTGAAGAACAATATTGAAGTCGATGTAAAGGTAAAATGTATAGAAGCAGGAACCACGCAGGCAAAGCTGGCGGAAGACGTGGGCACCACTCCGTCCTATGTGAATCGGCTCATAAAGAAAAACGAGAATATTGTAAATAAGACTTTCGTACAGATGCTGGAAACGCTGGGATACGATATTGAACTGAAATATATAAAACGGGAGGAGATATAACACAATGGTATACGGAGATCCGGCAACATTGAATGATAAAAAAGTGGTTCCGCTTAAAGATAGGAAGTGCTTGTAGTATGGATACTTGGGTTGATAAGAATAAAATATATGCGGTTAAAATGGCAGGAGATGAAAAAGCGCACAGTCTCGCTCTATCTGTGGATTCGGCATTTCGCGGCTTTCAGGGAATTTGTTTCTACACACCTGGTGAACGTGGCCACATGATAGAAGGACACCTTTGCAGGAAAACGGACACTGGTTTCACTTTTATCTCAGAAGGTTTTGCAAAGGGTGAATGGGAGTTCATCGAGGTAACATACGATAATTTCAAAAGCGAATATTACAAGATTGTTGAATGCGGAGACGAAATATTGAATCAGGTATCGAATACGCAGGAATTGATAGACTGGTATCATAAGCATTTTTGAATTTTGGTGAATCAACATAAGTACACAGAGGTTCTGAAATAAATGTGTTAGGAGTTTCCTGTTCCGAAGAATAAGAAGAAGTGAGGACAAAGTATGACACTTGAAACAGAAAGATTGATCCTGCGCCGCTGGGAAGAAAGCGACGCAGAGGATTTATACAAATATGCCAGCGATCCCGATGTGGGACCGATTGCTGGATGGCCGCCGCATCAGAGCGTTGAGGAAAGCCTTGACGTTATTAAGAATGTACTGAACGGCAAGGAAGCCTATGCGATTTGTCTTAAGGAAGACGGAAAGGCTATCGGCGCTATTGAACTGAAACTAAACGGTCATACAGATATGACCGAGAAAGATGATGAATGTGAGCTTGGCTACTGGCTTGGAAAGCCATTCTGGGGTCAAGGGCTTATGCCGGAAGCCGCAAGAGAAATTCTCCGCCACGCCTTTGAGGATATAGGCATGAGCAAGGTGTGGTGCGGATACTACGAAGGCAATGTCAAGTCAAAGCGTGTTCAGGAAAAGGTCGGTTTTAAGTACCAATGGACTACCGAAGGCGTTGATGTTCCGTTGATGCATGAGAAAAGGACTGGTCATGTAAATGCCATGACCAAGGAAGAATGGCTTTCGCAACAATAAAGCGGGATTTATGGAGGTAGAAATGAGATTAGATGGTTTTGGATTATTTGTTGAAGATATGGCAAGGATGATTCGGTTTTACAGAGATGTCCTTGGCTTTGAGATTAAAGAGACAGAAGATACATCAAATGTTTATCTTGTAAAAGACGGAACTTTATTTCTGCTATACGGCAGAAAAGATTTTGAGAAGATGACAAGCCGCAGGTATGACTACATCAAGGGGTTAAATGGACATTTTGAAATGGCTCTTTATGTTGACACATTTGAGGAAGTTGATACTGCATTCAGAAAGGCTGTGGAAAATGGGGCTACACCTATACTGGAGCCAGAACTTGAACCTTGGGGACAGAGAACTTGTTATATTGCTGATCCCGAAGGTAATCTGATTGAAATAGGTTCTTGGGATAAGCCATACGAAGAAAAGGATTTATAAATCACGTTTCACGAGGAGAAAGCAATGTACGCACAGGCAGCGAAAAACCGAATACCTTACCCCGT